TTCACGTTTCCGCCTTCGTCTACAACGACGTCGGCGCGGAACCGAACGCGATCCCCGAGACCGCGCTGAACAATGCCATGGAAGCGCTGGAGGCGGCCCTGGCGATCGACAACCAAGCCGCCCAGACCTGCACGCTCGGCGGCCTCGTCTACGCCGCCTTTCTGCGCGGCGAAGTCCACACCGCGCCCGCCGAACTCACCGGCAAGGCGCTGGCGATCGTGCCGATCGACATCATTCTCCCCTGACTGCCTGAACCCCGAAATAGGAGCCCGAAACCATGGCCACTCCCCTCGCCGCCTTCGGGCCCGGCGTCGTCATCCTCACGCGCACCGACACCACGACGCCGCTCGCCATCAACGTCGGTAGCGCCCAGGAATTCACGCTCGACGTCACGGGCAACACCAAGGGGCTATATGGCACACAGCAATTCGCCCTGGCCGTGGTGCGGGGCACCATCAAGGTGACGGGCAAGATCAAGGCGGCGCTGCTTTCCGGCATCGCCTGGAATTCCTGCTTCTTCGGCGACACCTTCACCGCCGGCTACGATCATTATTTCCTCAACGAAGCCCACACCGTGGCGTCGACCACGCAAGTGGTCACCAACGTCACCGGCGGCATCGTCGATCTCGGCGTCACCTACGCCTCCAACGGCCTACCGCTGCAGCGCGTCGCCACCGTCTCGGCGGCGGGAACCTATTCCGTCGTCCAGTCGACCGGAACCTATACGTTCAACGTCGCCGACGAAGTCGCGCTGCTGTTCAACTATTCCAACTTCAGCGCGGCGAGCGGCCAGCAGCTCAACGTCGTCCAGCAGCAGATCGGCGTCAATCCGACCTTCCAGCTCGATTATTACACCAACCTCAACCAGCCCTCGACCAAGCCGTTCGGCGTCCGCCTGTTCGCGTGCGTTGCCAACAAACTGACGATCGCCTCGAAACTCGAGGATTTCATCATGCCTGAAATCGATTTCGAAGTGTTCGCCAACAACGCCGGGCAAGTGATGAACTTCGATTTCCCTGAAATTTCGTAACGGAGATCGATCATGGACGAACCCGAATTCTTCCCGCTTTCCCTCGGCGGCCGGACCTGGAACCTGCCGCATCTGCCGTTCGGCGTCGTCAAGCGACTGCAGTCGCGCGCGCTGAGGCTCAATTCCGAACTTTCGCAACTCTCGGTCGTCGACCTCGACGAGGCCAAGCTCGACCAATTGCTCGACCTCACGCACGAGGCGCTGAAATCGGCGGAGCAGGGCGTGACGAAGGAAGCCCTGGAAGCGCTGCCCTTCACGACCTCGGATCTGATCGGCGCGCAGACCGCGGTCATGAAAGCGCTCGGCCTGATCCGCGACAGCGCGCCCGGCGAGGGGGGAAACCCCGACCCAAAAGCACTTTCGACGACTTCCTCGCCAGCGTAATCGACGCGCTCGGCTATTCCTGGACGTTCGACGACGTCGAAACCCTGACTTGGCCGCGCTGGCGCGCGCTGCGCAAGCGGCTCGCCCTGCATCCCCCTTCGCATTGGCTCGTGGCGGGTTTCGTCGGCTACGAGCCGCCGGCCGAGAAGCAGTACATGGACGCCGACGCCGCGCAAGACTGGTTCCGGAAGACCGGCGGCAAGATCGACGGCGTGGCGAAGAGATGAACGCACCGTAGCCCGGAAAGGCGCCGCGAATGTCCGACGGCTCGGTTTACGTCACCTTCGGCGGCGATACGTCTCAGCTCGAGGTCGCCGCGGCCAACGCCAAGGCCTCCGTCAATTCGCTGACGCGCGAACTCGGCACGCTGGCGCGCCAGCAGGCCCAGGCCGGCGCGAGCGCCGATTCGGACATCAAGGCCAAGATGCTCGAGGTGGCGCGCAGCCTCGATCAGGCGCGCGCCGGCTTCGCCCAATCGCAAGCCGCGATGCGCGAGCATACCCAATCCGCGGCCCAAGCCGGCGAGGGCCTCTCGACGCTGCGGGAACGCGTCGACGGCATCAGATCGGCTTTCGTCGATCTCGCTGCCGTCGCCGGCGTCGCGCTGAGCGCCGACGCGTTCAAGAGCTGGGTGACCGCTTCCACCGATGCTGCCGCGAAGGTTCGCGGCGACGCGGCCAAGCTCGGCGTCTCCACCGACGAGGTCCAGCAATTGCAGGGCCTGTCGACGCTGACCGGCGTCGATTACGGCGGATTGCGCGACAAGCTCGAGAGCCTGCAATTGACGCTGGCCGGGGGCGGCGACAAGGCCGACAAGGCGACCGCCGCGCTGAAGGCCTTCGGCATCGCCGCCGAGGATCTGAAGGGCAAGCCCGTCGTCGACCAGCTTTCGACGATGGCCGACGCGTTCTCGAAATTCGCCGACGGCCCGACCAAGGCCGCCGCCGCCGCCGAGCTCGGCATGGCGGAACTGATTCCATTCCTCGATCGCGGCCGCAAAGGCATCCAAGATTTGAGCGACGCGATGACGCGCAGCTCGAGCCTCATGTCGGGCGACATGATCAATGCGATCGCCGCGACGCGCGACCACATCAACGAACTTTCGCTCGCCTGGAACGCGACCGGCAAAATCTTCGCCATCATCAATCCCGCCGTCGACGCCGCGGTGCTGGCGATGACGCGGCTGATCGAATCGATCGACGTCGACAAGGTCCGCCCGGCGCTGACCGCGCTGTCGCAACATCTCGTCGATCTCGGCGCGACGGTCGCGGAATTCGCGGTGAACGCGAGCGCGAGCTGGAATTCCTTCGTGTCGTCGATTACCGGCAGCGTGGGCGCCATCACGGGCGCTATTTCGACGATCGAAGGCTATCTCCGAAAGATTTCCGATTTCGGCCAGATCCCGGCGCAAATGTCGTTCGACCTCCAGGAGTCGAAAGCGCGGTTCTGGCAGCGCATGGGCGTCATTTCGCCCGAGCAAGCGCAATCCTACATCGACGAGGCCAGGAAGGGTCTGACCGCCGCGAGCGGCGAAGGCGCGGACGCCTTCGGCGGCCTCGACAAGGCGGGAATCCAGCTCCAATTCACCCTGCAGGGGATCGCGGACAAGGCGAAAACGGCCAAATCCGCGCTTGCCGATTGGTTCACGCCGAAAGGCAATGTCGCGCTGCTCGGCGAATATGCCGGGTCGGGCGGCGCTGTCTCGGCGCCCAAGCCGCAAGTCCCGGTCATGGACACCGGCGGCGGCAAGGCTGCCGCGGGCACGCAAGGCCAGGACGCCCAGGCGGCGTTGAGGCAGGCGCTGGCCACGGCGCAAGCGACGTTCGACGAAACGAAGACGTCTCTCGACACGCTGCTCGCCGCGCACAAGATCGGCATGGCGCAATGGTCCGTCGACACCGAGGCTGCGCTCGACAAGGAAGCCGACGCCGTCCAGGACGCCTACGCGAAGATCCTCGCCAACGCCGCCTTGACCTCGGCCAAGAAGGTCGAGATCGCCGCGCAGGAAACCAAGCAATTGCAGGCGATCTGGGACCAGCAGGCCGAGGCCAACAAGAAACTGGTCGACGAGATGCAGCGCAATTACGAAGGCGTCGCCGGCACGATCTCGGGCGCTTTCACTTCGCAATTCGACAAGATCTTGCAAGGCCAGGAAAGCTGGTCGGCGGCGATGAAAAACATCGCCAAGGAGCTGACGCTCGACCTGATCAACGAATCGATCAAGTCGACCGCGAAATGGGTCGCCGACCAGGCCGCGCAGGCGGTGGCGGCGCAAACCAAGGCGGCCGCCGTCAACGCCGCCGACGCGAGCGCCGGCGCGGGCGGCCTGCTCTCGCAGCTCGGCGGGGCGCTGCGCGCGATCGAGACCTATGCCGCCGAGGCATTCGGCGGCGTGTTCGCTTTCCTCGCCCCCGTGCTCGGCCCGGCGGCGGCCGGCCCCGCCGCGGCGGCCAGCGGCGCGGTGATGGCGGCAGGCTCGGTGGCTTCCGCCGACATCGGCATGTGGCAAGTTCCGAGCGACCAGCTCGCGCTCGTCCACCACAACGAACTGATCATGCCCGCCGCCCAGGCTGGCGCGTTCCGTTCGATGTTGAGCGGGGAAGGCGGCGCGGGCGGCGGCGGCAACGTCAGCGTCAACCCGCAATCCCATATCCACGTCCAGGCGCTCGACGCCGCCGGGGTCGCCAGTTTTTGGCGCAACAATCGCTCCGACGTCGCCAAACACCTCCACCAGGCGGCGCGCGACGGCGCCTTCCTCGGCATGCGCCGCGCGCGGCTCGCATGACGGTTGCAAAGCCCGGAATTCGGCGGCAAGATTCGGCTATGGGATGGCGCGCAGACGAACGCCGGGATCGGGAGAATCGGCCGCCGCTGCGCTTCAGCGCGGGCGCCGCGCTGGCGTTCGCCGCCGCGCTCGCCCTGCTGGCCGCCATGCTCGTCGCCAGCTGGCCCTGAAATCGCCCGGCTGCCTACCGGCGCGGCCCTAACGCTTCTCGCCTTCCCCGCCATCCGCTTCCGACCCCTCAGCGCTGCAAGGATCCCCCATGTCCGTCGTCATGCAGGCCCCGTCGGGTTTCACCTCGGGCAACGTTACCGGGCCGTCCGGCACGACCTACACGCTGAATTCCGCGATGCAGGTCACGGCGTCGACCAACGACGTCGCATTCCTGCTCGGATTGAATTTCACCGCCATCGGCGGCCCGGCGGCCTTCGTTTGCAACCCGCGCAACATTCTCGACGCCGGCGACTTCACCACGAATCCCTGGCAGCGCAATATCTCCGGACTTTGGTCGTCATCGGGAATTTCGGGCGTCATAACCAATACGCCGATTTATTTCCCCGATCGATGGTTCGTCGTCGCCGGGGCATCGTCGTCCGTGCAGATGGCGAAAATTTCGGACGGCTCGATTCAGAATTTCAACCAATCTCTCAAGATTTCGCGAACGGTCGGCAATACCGACGTCTCGACCATCAATTTCGGCCAGGCGGTCAAGACCGCGACCTCGATCAGCGTCCAGGGTCAGCAGGTCAGCTTCAGCTTCTGGGCTAAGCAGGGCGCGAACTATTCCGGCGGCGCGCTATCCGTCGCCGTCATCACCGGCACGGGAAACAATCAAACCGCCGCGCAGATGGTCAACGTCGCTTGGACCGGGCAGGCCTCTTCGGTCACAGGGAGCCAGTCCCTCACCACTTCGATGACGCGCTATACCTTCACCGGCAATCTTCCGGCGACCGCGACGCAGGTCGGCGTTTTGCTCAGTTGGAAGCCGACCGGAACCGCCGGCGCCGACGACTCGATCACGATCAATGGCCTGCAGCTCGAAATCGGCGCCAGCGCGTCGGCGTTCGAGCACATGGACCTCGCCCACGTACTTCTCATGTGCCAGACCTACGCCTATTGCATCCCCGAACCGCCGTCCGGCGTGCTCATGGCGATTGGCGGCGCGACGCAGGGCGCGAACGCGCAGCAGTTCTACAAGCTCCTCCCGACGACGATGCTCGTGGCGCCAACGGTCACCGTTGGAACGGGTTCGTTCAAGGTTTGCGCGGGCGCGGCGGCGGCGACGGCGACCGGCCTCGCGGCGGGCGCAACGCACACGCAAAACGAAATCAGCCTCGTTTCGACATTGACGCAAGCGGCAGGAGGGGCGGCTTCGCTGCAAGGCGGCGGCGGCACGGGGTACATCCTCGCCTCCAGCGATTTCTAATGGCGACACCCCCGTCCTTCCCGACGCTCGCCGGCCAGGGCTGGAGCGTCCACAAGACCCCGAAATTCGGCACCGTCGTCGCGCCGCACGTCTCGGGGCGCCAGGTGCGCGCCGCACTCTACGTCAACCCGATCTGGATGTTCGAACTGGTGTTCAACGGGCTCGACGGCACGGCGACGGGCCAATACGGCGCCCTCGGCGCCTCGTCGCTGCAGAGCCTCATGGGCTTCTTCCTGCAGTGCCAGGGGCAATATGCGACGTTCCTGTTCACCGATCCGAGCGACGACGCCGTCGCGAACCAGACGATGGGGATCGGCAATGGAACCAAGACGACGTTCGCGCTGACGCGCTTGCTTGGTGCATTCGCCGAGCCCGTCGGCTGGGTAACGGCGATCACCGCCGTCTATCTCAACGGCGTGCAACAGACGACGGGCTGGATATTGACGACGCCGAACAGCCTGATTTTTACCTCGCCGCCCGGAAATAACGTGACCATCGCGGCGAGCTTCACCTTCGCCTTTCTCTGCCGGTTCGATTCCGACGAGGTCGACTTCGAGCAGTTCATGAGCAATTTGTGGAAGGTGGACAGCCTGAAGTTTCGATCCGTGCGCCCGTCGTGAGCGGGAGGGCTTTGGCGAGGCCCCGGAGAAGCACAACCCGTTTTCAGGGCCAGCTCAGCTCGGAGATCGTATGTTCTGCCGTCTCCGAGGATAACGCCGTCTGCGCGGGGCCTCGCCAATGCCTTCAACATAAACTATACTTGGCTGTAGTCAACAGTAAAAGCGTCTAATACGCAAAAATACTAAAATATACATCACAGGTCGACAGTTTGCACTTCAGGAGCGTGCACGCGCAATGACGATCACTCCCGCCGACGTCGTTCGCGAGCACGGGCCGCTCGTGGCTCGATACGACGAAAAATCGCTGCTTTGCGCCATCCACATGGACATGGACGAGGATTATTCCGCGCGTCTCGCGGACGCGAAAGCCGGAAATCCGCCGCCCGAGGGCGGCTTCTATCTCGCGTTCGACTTGGTCGACAAAACCGATGAAGCCGGCGCGTGAAATCCGCATCGACCGCCCTCACCAATTACATCAACACGGTTCGCGGCCAGATCGACGCGCCGCTAGCCACCGCGAATTGCTATCTGATCACGCTGACGACGGGCACGGTGCTCGCTTGGACCGATGTCGACACGTCGATCACATTCGGCGGCGTCACCTACTCCGCCACCGGCCCGCTGATCGAGGGGCTCAAATACAAGGCTGGCGTCGGCCTCGAGGTCGACAAGCAACAGGTGACGATTTCGGCGCGGCCAACGGATTTGATTTCCGGGGTTCAGGCCTTGCAGGCGATCCGCGAGGGCGCTTTCGACGGCGCGACGGTGCAGCGCTACCGGGTGTTCCTCAATTCGCCGGGAGGAACGATCATCGACGGCGTGCTGCTGTTCCAGGGCCGCGTCTCGACCGTCGACAGCGTCGGGCGCACCAGCGCGCAAATCACCGTCGCTAGCGATTTGATCATCCTCGACTACGACATGCCGCGCAATCTCTACCAGCCGACCTGCAACCATGTGCTCTACGATTCCGGCTGCACCGTCGTCGCCGCGACTTACGCGCAGAGCGGTACGGTCGTTTCGGGGTCGACCGCGACGCTGATCAACTACGGCAGCGCCGCCGCGCAGCATGCCCAAGGCAAGATCGTCTTCACGTCCGGCGCCAACGCCAATCTGACGGCGACGGTCAAGAGCGCCGTGGTCGGGACATCGTTCACCCTCATGTACCCGCTGCCCGCGGCGCCCGCGACCGGCGACGCCTTCACGGTGTATTTCGGCTGCGACCATACCGCGGCGACCTGCCAGAGCCGGTTCAGCAACCTGATCAACTTTCGCGGCTTTCCGTTCGTGCCCCCGCCGCAGCTTGCTTATTGAAAACGGCAGTCTGGCTTCGGCCCTCATCCTGAGCTCGTCGAAGGACGGCAGTCGGAAGAGCGCTGAAATTTCTTCGCCCTCAAATGAGGAGGCAAAAATTTCCGACCGCCGATTGCCCACTGCCGACCGCCGTTCCGAACGGGGAACATCTTGATTGACTACGTAGCCGCCAACCAGCGTTCTCAGGTCATATTCGAGGCCCGCTCCTGGCTCGGCACGCCCTACCATCACGCCGCCGACGTCAAGGGCGCGGGCGTCGACTGCGCGATGATCCTGGTCCGCGTGTTTTGCGACCTCGGCCTCGTCGAGCCCTTCGACCCGCGCCCGTACACGCGCGACTGGTTTTTGCACCAATCCGAGGAGCGCTACATGGGCCATCTCTTCGCCCGCGCGCATGAGGTCGCCGAGCCTCTTCCCGGCGACGTGATGCTGATCAAGGTCGGCCGCTGTTTCGCCCACGGCGGGATCGTCGTCAAAGCCGATCCGCTCACCATCGTCCACGCCTTCGCCCCGACACGCCAGGTCGTCGAGGACGAAATCCGCCGCTGCCCGGACATCGCGGAAAAGCCGCGCAAGTTCTTCAGCTATTGGGGGGAAGACGGCAGTCGGCGGTCGGCCCTCGTCCCGAGCCTGTCGAAGGACGGCAGCCGGGCTTCCGGTTGCGAAGACCCGAAAGCAACCAAATCCGAAAAAGACCGCGATCTGTCAACCGCTCCCGACTGCCGACCGCCGTCCTTCGACAAGCTCAGGATGAGGGCCGACTGCCGCTAATGTCCTTCCTCCGCGCCCCCAACACAAAGCCCGAATTCACGTCGCTCCAAATCCAGACCAGCGTCTCGACGCTGCCGATCCCCATAATCTGGGGGACGACGAAGGCGAGCGGCAACGTGCTGTTCTACGCCAACTTCAAGACCAGCGGCGGCTCGACCGGCAAGGGCGGAATCTTCGGCCAAGGCAACGCGACGCAAACCTACAGCGCCGACGTCATCATCGGCCTTTGCGAAGGCATCATCGGCGGTATAGGCACGATCTGGCGCGATCAATCGACCTACACGCTCGCCGATCTCGGGTTGCTGCTGTTTGAGGGCTCGACGCCGCAGAGCGTCTGGTCTTATCTCGCCACCAATTATCCGACCCAGGCGCTCGGCTACCAGGGCACGGCCTATCTCTGCGCGGCGTCCTACCAGCTCGGCTCCAACGCCGAGATCGGCAACCACAATTTCGAGATCAAGGGCTTCTTCGCCTCGACCGGCGGCAACGGCATCGACGCCGACCCGGCGCTTTGCGTCTACGATTTCCTGACCTCCGCGCAGTATGGCGCCGGCTTCAACGCCGCGTCGATCGACATGACGACGCTGGAGGGCTCCGGCGGCGACGCCAGCTTGCAGACCTATTGCAAGGCGCAAGGGATTTCGTTTTCGCCTTGCCTGACGACGCAGGAGCAGGCGTCCTCGGTGCTGACGCGATGGCTGCAAATCCTCAATTGCGCCGCCGTCTGGTCGCAAGGGCAATTGAAGTTCATTCCCTACGGCGATCAGACCATCAATTCCGGCAACGTGACGACGACGGTCCAGGTCGCCATTCCGCAGCCGACCACGACACTGACGACGCCCAATGCCACGCCGAGCGTCATCGTCTGCGAGTCCTCGCTGTTCATCTCCGACGGCGGGGTCAAATACGCCACTTCCGGCACGGCGTTCACCTATGGCGGCACGGGCAACCCGACAACGGCCGGGACCTATGGGCTGAACCCGAACGGCGATTATCTGTTCGCGCTCGCCGACGCGGGCGAAGCGGTCGCGATCACCTATACCTATTCCATTCCGGTTTCGTATGTACCGTACCTGACGCCGATCTATGCGCTTAACGATCTGGATTTCCTGACCGACGGCGGCAACAAGGACCCGGTCACGTGCTCGCGCGTCGATCCGTTCTCGCTGCCGAACATCCTTCGCGTCGAATGCCTGTCGCGCAACAACCAATATGCCGGCACGCCGGTCGAAGCCCGCGATCAATCGCAGATCGAGCTTTATGGTCCGCGCGTCGGATCAACGATCACC